ATTTTGATCATTATATTGTTATGGAAGATGATTGGGTTCCTTTTCCCAATACTTTAAATTTTGATAAATTATTATTAGAAGAGTATGAAAAAGTAAATTTTGAAGGATTTCTTTCAGCATGGGAAGATGTATTTAAACCTGCCGGTTCCATTAGACATTCCATTATATCAGTTGGTATTATTAGCAAAGATTCATTTAAAAACGCACATAATAATATAACAGATAATGGGTTTATGTTTGATCGTTCTAATATAACACAATTAGAGTTTTCTAGTTTTTTTACAAATAATGATTATAGTGATTCAGGAAAAAAGTATATGATTCCTTTTTGGCAGACAATGGGGGGTGTAATATTTGAATATGCAACACATTTATCACCAAATTATTTACTAGTTCCGATACAATTATTACAATTAAATAAATATAAATACGTAATGGGTAATTATACGGTTCATAATAATGGAAAGCCAAATTTTGATATAGATTTATTGACTTTGAATATTCATAAGGCTGGTAAGGAATATAATGAAGTAACACTGAAGCAGAATAGAGTGAATAAAGAGGAAAATACGCGGAAAGCGAGGCAGGCACAGAGGGTTAGAAAGGAAGAGAGAAAGAGAAATGAAGAGACACAGAGAAAGAAAGAGTGGCAGAGAGAGGTAGAGAGACAGATAATAGAAGAGAGGCAGAGAGATACAAATAAGATATATAAGTTAAATGTGTATAAAATAAGTAGTTCCAAAAAAAGAATGGAATTCGGAATGGAAAAAATAAATAATAAAAAAAATAATCAACAAGGAAATCCTAATATAATGTTCAAACTAAAGTAATTAAAGTAATTAAAGTAATTAATTATAATATAATATAATATAATGTTGATTTACGGTATATGTTATTATTATGAAACTAATAAGGGTAAAAACATAATTAATCATATAAAATGTTTTAATAAAATCAAGAAAGACAATGATATATTTTGTTTAAACATTATGATAGATAGTTTTGATAAAAAATTGTATATAGAAATAGAAAATAAATTTGGTGAATTATTACAATTAAATGGTATATTAAATTATAAAATACTGGTTGATTTTAATAGTGGTGGAACGGTATTAGGTTTATATAATACTTTTAATTATTTTAAAAATAATAATGAAGATGATTATATAGCTTTTTTTGAGGAAGATTTTTACTCAATTAATGATAATTGGTTAAATCATTCAATAAATATATTGAATAGTAATGATTATATTTATATCGGTGAACATATACCATCAAAAAATACCGTAATACAAAATAATTATTTATATTTAAAAGAAAAATGTGTGTATGATATGGATAAAAGTAATTGTTGGAAATTAAGCTTTTCGAATATTTTACATAATCATAAATGTGAATTATTAGATAATAATAAATTATGTTGGACAGATGGTGGATACTATTTTAGTTCTATTGGTAATTTTAATAAAATATATGAAAAAATAGATATTTTTCATAAAGGAAATAAAGAAAATAAATATGATCATGAAATTGATGGAATAATATTAGGAGAAGTAGGTTTTCCAAGTCAAATAAAAAAATATTTTAACTTTACGGGATTATTAAGAAATAAATATTTTATTCATAAATAATATAAATACTTATTAAATTATTATATTATTAATGAAATACAATAATTTATCAAGAAAACATTATGAACAATATAAAACGCTTATAGATTCTAATATTACAGAAGATTTTTTTTGTGATTTTATTGATAATATCCTTAATAAGGACCATATAATAATTATATTAGAAGATGATGATGAAAATATGGTAGGAAGTGGAACATTGTTTATAGAAAAAAAACTAACATATGGAGGATGTAATATGGGTCATATTGAAAATATATTAATAGATGAGAAATACAGAGGAAACGGTTATGGAGAAAAAATGGTAAATATTTTGTTAGAAATAGGTAAGGAAAAGAAATGTTATAGAGTAGATTTAAATTGTAAGTCTGAATTAGAACATTTTTATCAAAAAAATGGATTTGATAAAAAAAATATCTGTATGAATATTTATTTTAAAGAAAATTTTAATTAAATAGATATTTTCATATATATATATATATATATGAAAATAGCTATTATATATAGAGGGAATATAAGAGGTTTTAAATACGATGAATGTTTCAAAACCCACGAAAAGTTATATAATGTTCTAAAAAATAATAATATTGATTTTGATACATATTTATGTACTAATAATATAGAATATGATGAAACCAGTATTAATAAAATAGAAAACTTGAAAAGTAAATATATACTGGATATTAATAATGTAAGATCAGACAATAAATATAAACAAGCTTTTTCAAATATTAAATTTACTGGTCCTTGGAGTGAAAAGTTTCAAGATAATATAATAACGTATTGGTATAATAATAATTATTTGTTTCACAAAATAAGAGAGAAATATGATAAATATATTATAATGGATATTGCACATATTATAGAAATGTTTGATATATCATTACTATTCACTAATAATAATTATTGTAGTATTTATGAAAGCAATACAGGTTATAACACTCGTATTTTAATAGCTAATTATGAATTATTTGAATCAATAATGACCCAATTTAATTATATATTAAATAATAAATTATCTTATGGAAACCCAGAAGCATTTAATTTAAATTTTTTAAGCAACCATAATATAATAAAAACAAATAAAGTTAAAATATTTAGAATTAGAACTGATAAAACTATATTAGCTTTTTAATGTAATTAATTAAAATTTCTTGCTCTTTAGTTGGATATAATAATATTATCCATATTATTATATATATATTTTATTATTTATTATTTATATAATTTTTACATTATCATTATTTATATTAAAGTTAGTAGGATCAATTTTTGAATAATCATATTGTTTTATTCTATAATTGGTCCAACTACCAAAATATGGTCTGTCTGTTTCAACAGTTCCAGCTAATCCACTCATACCACAACCAATATCGATAAATATAGCGTTTTTATATTTTTTAAATTTGTATGCCATTGCCATTTTAGAGATTCCTATTCCAAATAAAAATACATCTGCTGATGAATTTTGTATTTTTGTTCCAATTTGTTCAACAAGACTATCTGTATTATCACAGGAGAATCTTTCGGGTACAGAAATATAATCTACAAAATAGTCATTACATACATACTTTTTGTATTCTTCATATTTCATTAATTCTTGAATTACATTCATTTTTTCATTTCCACCAATTAAAGCAATTTTGTTTTTAAATGTAGATAAAATCCATTTGTTGGCAAAAAGTCCATATATAATATCCATTGGTATAAATTTGGGCCTAGGATTTGGAATAATTGAGTTGAAATTTTTTAACATATTTATATTTAATTGACATGATAATATATCTACTTGATAACAACCTTCCAAAAAAGGTTTAATAAATTCATTTGTTAATGGTTTAGAATAATGTCTTTTTGGTCCATTACCTACTACTTTCTTATTTAAAAAATGAAATTCTCCATCATATACCCTCATAACTACATACCCTTCATTATTTTTATTTTTTTCAATTAAATTGGATTTAATTTGTATTAAATCATTCTGAAAGTTAGAGTAAAAATTGGGGTCATTATACTCTATACCGTTTAATTGCTCTGGTTCTTTATTAGATGTATTTTCTATATAATAAAAATGATGCATTTATATTATATAGAAAATACATATTTAAATATATATTTGATTAATTATTTAATGACAAGTAGTTATATCAATTCATTAAATTATAAAGATATATTTAATACTATTTTATATTTACATCCACCTCAAAGTGTATTAGAAGTAGGATTATTAGATGGATTTTCCTTAGAACTATTTGCAAAATATAGTAAAAATATAAAAATTCAAGGTTATGATATTTTTGAGGATTTTAATGGAAATCACGCAAACAAGGAAAAATTATTGAAAAAATTCAAAGAATACACAAATGTATGTATAGAGTATGGAGATTTTTATAAATTACATGATACTATCAATACCATGTTTGATATTATTCATATTGATATAGCAAATAATGGTGATGTATATGAATATGCGATAGACAAATATTTATCTAAATTAAATGATAATGGTGTATTAATTTTAGAAGGTGGTTCTAAAGAAAGAGATCAAATAGATTGGATGAAAAAGTATAATAAACCACAAATTCAACCAGTTTTGTATAAATATAAAAATGATTATAATATCCTAACTATTGGAACAGTTCCATCTATTACTTTAATACAAAAAAAATATAAATAATATTTTAAATTAAATTAAATTTAAAATATTATTCTTCTAACCATTTTTGATTCTCCAGTGTCCATTCTACGGTTTTACGCAAAGATTCTTCAAAATTTAATGGTAATTTAAAACCCATATCAAATAATTTTGAACCATCTAATCCATATCTTAAATCGTGTCCTGGACGATCACTGTGAAAATCAACCATCTCATAATCTAATTCTTTATTCATAAATTTCGCAATATATTGAGCCATTTCTAAATTACTAACTTCTTTTTCGCCAGAAATATTATATTTTTCCCCGATCTCTCCATTTTTAATTAAAAATAAAACAGCGGCTGCTATATTTCTTCCATGAATATAAAATCTTGTGCCTGCTGTTTTTTTATCAGGATAACTATGAATATATATTTTTTCATTATTTAATAATTTTTTCATACATAATGGAATAAATTTTTCAACATGTTGTCTTTCTCCAAAAGCATTCATTACATTAACAATCATTAGTGGAGTTTTGTAAGTATTTTCATACGCAATACATATTTGTTCTGCTGCTGACTTTGAAGCTGAATATGGATTGGTTGGTTTATGTCTATCCCATTCTTTATATAATGTATCACCTAAGGCAGGTCCAAAAACCTCATCTGTGCTAAAATAAAAGAATGTTTTTAAATTTGGTAAATGATTACGAGCATATTCTAATAAGTTAAAAGTGCTTTTGATATTATTATCTAAAAATAGTTCGGGTGTTTTAATGCTATTATCCACATGTGTTTCGGCTGCCATATGAACAATATAATCTACTTCTCCTATTTCTTTAATTATTCCTTCAGATAAAGGTAATATTAAATCACATGTATACACCTTGATACGCTTATCATTTAAAGTGTCTGTATCTCTTAATCGTTCAAAACCATTTGATGCATAACTTAAACGATCAATTATAATAATATCCCAGTCTGTACTTTTACATACATGTTCAACAAAATGGTGGCCTATAAATCCACATCCTCCTGTTATAAGAATTTTCATTATATTATGAATATGAATTATTATTTAAATATAAATTTGTATAATATAATAATATTTTTAATATATGAGTCTATGTATTTTAATGCCAACTACTATTGAGGTGGACAATAATTGTTCACTATATAAAGCTAATCACTTAATGCCCAATAATATTAGAATTAAGCAGTATATTGATGGTATACAACAAGTTAGAGATTTAAATCCAGATATAGAAATATATATAAGTGATAATAGCAATTATTTAAATAAAGAGTCTGAATTATTAAATATTATTAACGAAAATAATATTAAAATTATTATGAATACACCCAATAATTTTGGCCATATAAATAAAGGTAGTGGGTTAATAGAAAATTGGACACATAATAATGATATAATTAAAAAATATGATTATATTATACATTTTGAACCAAGACAATTACTTCAAAGTAACCAATTTATAGATAATTTTTTAAAAAATCCAAGAAATTTATTTACATTAGGAAGTGATAAAAAACATTTTAACACTGGTTTATTCTGTATTAAAAGTGATGTTTTATTACAATTTATTAAATTAATTCAACCACATATACTTATTAAAAATAATTGTAGTATCGAGAATATAATATATAACTATTTTATTGGCAATAAAATATCATATAATTTATTAGATAAAATGGATTTGATATGGTATTTTCCCAATCAACCACCAGTTTATCATTAAAAATTTTACAAAAATAATTAATGATAATTATTTATTATTTATTATTTATTATTTATTAAATTAACAATTTTTTCGGAACATTTTTCTAGAGAAAGATTTTCTAGAATAAATTGTCGTGGTTGATATTGATCTAATTTACTGATTAATGTATTATATTTTTCCTCTAATTCCTTTATATCATAGAAATATTCTCCACAGCTATCATTCCAATAAGGTATTGTGGTACAAGGAATAGCTCCATAAGATGAACGAAATTCTTGATTCATAGTTCTTATATTCCAAACTAATAAGGGGACATTACAAGACAATGCTTCTTCTATTGCGAATCCTTGACTTTCATGAGCATCTAAAATTATTCCGAATTTACTATGTTGTAAATAATTTAAATAATCTTCTTCTTGATATTTTTTAACATAATCAAATATTCTATATGTAATATTTTTTGTTTTAAGAAATAATTCTAATAACTGTAATTCTTGTGGATTTCTACGTTTAAAATAAATGAATACTTTATCCCTTTGAGTATTTTCTTTTACATTAAATTTATATGTATCAACTGGAAATGGTAATGGTAAAACAGGAATATGTTTAATTCCCATATTAATCCACAGATCAGTGGTCCATTTACTTGGTTGTATATATACACTATTATTATGTTTATTATTTATTGAATTAATTTTATGATTAGGAAATACAGAGAAATGTGGCCCAAAAATGAATTTTTTTGTAGGATATTTTGAAACATCAATCTGTTCACTTGGTGAATAAATTATATCATAATGATTTATATCATTAATATTTCCAAAATGATATTGCCATTTTAAATAATTTAATACAGCTATTAATCCATTTTTATTCTTTATATGGAGGAATGATGATAATATTAAGAATTTCATTTATATTATTATTTATATTATGTTATGTTTAAATAATAATATAAATGTATACTCATTATTATTATTATAATGTTAATTCCTTTTAATCAATTATATAATATGTTTAACCTTAATATTTCTGGTATATTTCATATTGGTGCTCATGAATGTGAAGAATTAAAAGATTATATCCGATTTAACATAAATCCCTTACAAATATATTGGGTAGAAGCTCAACAAAATAAAGTAGATCAAATGAAATCAAAAAATATTCCAAATATTTATCAAGCAATTATTGATGATGTAGATGATAAAGATATAAGTTTTAATATTTCTAATAACGGACAAAGTTCCTCTATATTAGAATTCGGTACTCATTTAATTCACCATCCACATGTTCATTATACTGAACAAATAAAAGGAAAAACAAAAAGATTAGATACTCTTATTGAAGAAAATAATATTCCTATTAAACATTTAAATTTTATGAATTTAGATATTCAAGGAGTAGAACTTAGAGCTTTAAAATCTATGGAAAAATATTTACACCATATTAATTATATATATACTGAGGTGAATAGTGATTATGTTTATAAAGATTGTAATCTAGTTGGTGAAATAGATGAATATTTATCGCAATTTGGATTTACAAGAGTAGCAACTAAAATGGCTGGAAATGCTGGTTGGGGTGATGCTTTTTATATTAAAACTAAA